AGCTTCTTATCCGTATTAGAAAAGAAGCAGATTTGCAAAGATTGATTATGGATATGAAACGACTAGCCAGTTCAAAACCAAATGATTATTCTGTCACTGATTTTCTGAGTGGTGTAAGCCTTAGTGCTCCTGTTGATACTCTTTATCACTTCGGTGTTAAAGGTATGAGATGGGGTGTACGAAAAGATCGCACAAAGACAGGAAGAAAGAAAAGATCACAAGGTTCAGGAGATTATCAGAGAAGCCGTAAGTTAAAAAGAAGAAGTTTAAAGAATCTCAGTAACAAACAACTTGAACAGTTGAACAGAAGACTTGAGTTAGAGCAGAATTATAAAAGGTTAAATCCATCAACAGCAAAGAAGGGTTACAAAGTTGTTCAAACTCTTGTTGGTGTTGGAGGTACTGCTATGACTGCTTATAAACTTGCTTCTTCTCCAGCTGTTAAAGCATTATTGAAAAAGAAAGGATAGTGTTATGGCGTTATCAAATACAGCTACTCCATATTACTACGGTTTGTTTCGCGATGAAGTATTAAAAGGCAACATTCCTGTTTGTAAAGAAATCTCTATGGAGATGAATCGTATTGACGAGCTTATCAGAAATAAGGGAGTATATTATGATGAGGATGCTGTCGAAGGTTTTATCGAATTTTGCGAAAACGAACTCACGCTTACGGACGGAGCTGATTTGGTACTTCTTGATACTTTCAAGTTATGGGCTGAACAGGTGTTTGGTTGGTATTATTTCGTAGAAAGAAGTGTTTACGAACCATCACCAGATAATCATGGCGGTAAGTATGTACGAAAACTCATAAAGAAGCGTTTAATTAATAAACAGTTTCTTATTGTGGGTCGTGGTGCCGCCAAATCTATGTATGCATCATGTATACAAGCATATTTCTTGAATGTTGATACGTCAACAACTCATCAAGTTACTACAGCACCAACTATGAAACAAGCTGAAGAAGTTATGTCACCGATTAAAACAGCTATTATACGCGCGCGTGGGCCTTTGTTCAAATTCTTAACTGAAGGCTCTCTTCAAAATACAACAGGTTCTCGTGCAAAGCGAATGAAATTAGCTTCTACAAAGAAAGGAATAGAAAACTTTCTTACAGGTTCTTTACTTGAAGTTAGACCAATGTCGATTGATAAGTTACAAGGATTAAGAGTAAGAATAGCAACAATTGACGAATGGCTATCTGGTGACATAAGAGAGGATGTGGTAGGTGCAATTGAACAAGGTGCTTCGAAAGAACACGGAGCAGCCCATGATGATTATCTAATCATTGCAATAAGTTCAGAGGGTACTGTTAGAAATGCTAGTGGTGATACTCTTAAAATGGAGTTAATGAGTATTCTTAAAGGAGAGTATATTAATCCACACGTTTCTATTTGGTATTATAGGTTGGATGACGTTAAAGAAGTAGCGGATCCAGCTATGTGGGTGAAAGCGAATCCAAATATTGGTAAAACAGTTTCTTATGAAGCTTACCAATTGGATGTTGAAAGGGCCGAGAATAATCCTGCGGCTCGCAATGACATACTAGCCAAGAGATTTGGTATACCAATGGAAGGTTATACATACTTCTTTACTTATGAAGAGACTATTCCTCATAGACGAAGAAGTTTCTGGTCAATGCCATGTGCTCTGGGCGCAGACCTCTCTCAAGGAGACGACTTCTGTGCTTTCACATTCATGTTTCCTCTTCCTGGAGGTTCCTACGGGATAAAAACACGATGTTACATATCCTCACTAACTTTGATGAAACTACCCCCAGCAATGCGTATGAAATATGACGAGTTTCTGGAGGAGGGGTCATTAATGGTGTTGGATTGTACCATATTAGACATGATGGATGTCTATGATGATCTAGATAGGTATATTCTAGAGAATCAATTTGACGTGCGTTGTTTTGGGTTCGATCCATATAATGCAAAGGAATTTGTAGAAAGATGGGAGAAGGAGAATGGACCATATGGGATAGTAAAAGTCATACAAGGTGTTAAAACAGAGTCCGTTCCACTCGGCGAACTCAAAATATTATCAGAAGAGCGCGCTTTGGTATTCGACCAAGAGTTGATGTCATTCGCGATGGGAAACTGTATCACTCTGGAGGATACAAACGGTAATCGTAAGCTGCTAAAGAAGCGCTACGACCAGAAGATTGATAGTGTTTCCGCTATGATGGACGCATGGGTTGCTTTTAAAGCAAATAAAGAGATGTTTGAGTAACATCTTGTTGGGAGGTGTAACAATGTGCCGGAGCCGTTAGGTAAAAGAATAAAAGCTGCATGGGGCACACTGCGAAATAAAAATGAACCTGAACCAACACCTGAAACCAAACCTAAACGTAATATAAAGATTAAACATGGTTGGAATGCCTTTGAGGATATGAAGCGAAGAGGTAATTTTAAGTCTTACTATTCGTTAGGACCTAGCAGTTATGTTAGACCTGATCGAACATCTGTAAGAATGACCAATGAGCGAAGTATTATCATGGGTATTTACAATAGAATATCAATGGATGTTTCTGCCGTTAGTATCCAACATGTAAAGTTGGACGAAAACGATAGGTATAAAGAGACTGTAAAGTCTGATTTGAACTATGCTTTGACCACAGAGGCAAACATAGATCAAACATCCGCAGCTTTTATACAAGATGTTGCGTTGTCAATGTTTGATGAAGGTGTAGTTGCAGTTGTCCCTGTTGACACTACAATTAATCCTAAGATTACTGGTTCATATGATGTACAAACAATGCGAACAGCTCAAATTATGGAATGGTTTCCACAGCATGTTCGTGTGAAGTTGTATAACGATCGAACCGGTCATAAAGAGGAGATTGTGTTACCCAAGAAAGTAGTTGCAATCATTGAAAATCCTTTCTATGCAGTGATGAATGAACCGAATAGCACTCTTAAACGACTTATTCGGAAGTTAAATCTTCTGGATGCTATTGATGAGCAAAGTGGTTCTGGTAAATTGGATTTAATTATCCAGTTACCTTATGTTATTAAAACCCCTGCGAGGCGAGCGCAGGCGGAAATACGTAGAAAGGATATTGAGCAACAACTCGCTGGTTCAAAATATGGTATTGCTTATACTGACGGTACGGAACGCATTACACAGTTAAATCGACCTGCTGAGAATAACCTGATGAAACAAATCGAGTATCTAACGAGCATGTTATATAACCAGTTAGGATTAACCGAGGAAGTATTCACAGGTAAAGCAGACGAAGCGACTATGTTAAACTACCATACCAGTACAGTATATCCTATAGTCAAAGCAATATGTGATGAGTTTAAACGCAAGTTCTTAACCAAAACAGCTAGAAGTCAGAAGCACTCTATCACGTTCTTCAAAGATGCCTTTAGCCTTGTTCCGGCAACTGAGCTTGCTAACATAGCTGATAAATTTACCAGAAATGAGATCTTATCTTCCAATGAGATGAGAGCTATTATAGGGTATAAGCCTTCAGCAGATCCTAAGGCTGACGAACTACGTAACAAGAACTTGAATCCAGCAAAGACTGGTGAAGAAGGTCAACCTCTTCTCGATATCTTAGCTGGAAATGATGAACAGGAAGGAGAAGAGTAATGAAGAAAACTAAAGAGTATGATTTTAGTGGATATGCCACAAAGAATGGTCTTAAATGCTCTGATGGAAGAGTTATTCTTAAAGATGCATTTAAACACAATGATGGTATGACTGTTCCTTTGGTTTGGCAGCATCTACACAATGAACCAGGCAATGTGTTGGGACATGCTGTTCTTGAGAATCGTGAAGATGGAGTCTATGCTTATGGTAAATTCAATGAAACCGAAGCTGGTAAGAACGCGAAAGAACTTGTCATGCATGGTGACATTACTGCCCTGTCAATTTATGCTAATGAGTTGAAACAGAGAGGTACTGATGTTCTTCATGGAGTTATTCGTGAAGTAAGTTTGGTTCTTTCTGGAGCAAATCCTGGTGCATTTATTGACAATCTTTCCATTGCACATGGCGATGGTTCTTACACTGAAGATGAGACAGAAGCTATCATCTACACTGGTCTTGAGTTAACACATGGTGGTACTCAGGCTGCTGAGGAGGATGGGAAGACTGTTCAAGATGTTATTGACACAATGAATGAAGAGCAGAAACAAGTTCTTTATGCATTGGTTGGGGCTGCTGCTGAGTTGGAAGTTGAAGATGAGGAAGATTCTAAGGACGAAGGAGCAGCTAAACATTCTGCAATCGACGAAAATAATGATGAAGGAGGACATACTGTGAAACATAATGTATTTGATAACAAAAATGAGAAGAAAGACAAGGGCAAGACTTTATCTCATTCGGATATTGTAGCTATCTTTGAGGATGCTAAGAAATGTGGATCCTTGAAAGAAGCAGTTCTTGCTCATGCTGTAACTTATGGAATCGATAACATTGATTATCTGTTCCCGGATGCTAAAGATGTTCTTGGCCGCCCTGAATTTGTCCAGAGAAGGATGGATTGGGTTGCTGGTGTAATCAATGGAGCAAGACATACTCCTTTCTCCAGAATTAAGAGTATGGCTGCTGACATTACTGAAGACACTGCAAGGGCTAAGGGTTATGTAAAGGGCGCTTTGAAGAGAGAGGAATTCTTTGGTTTAACAAAGCGTATTACTACTCCGACAACCATTTATAAGAAACAGAAACTTGACAGAGATGATCTAATTGACATCACTGACATGGATGTTGTAGCATGGTTGAAAGCCGAAATGCGTATGATGTTGGACGAGGAGCTTGCAAGAGCCGTCTTGGTTGGCGATGGAAGAGATCCTGCTAGTCCAGATAAGATTAACACAGACAACATTCGTCCGATCGCATTCGATCATACTTTCTATGCACACAGAGTTGATATCCCGACAGGAACAACTGCAGAAATGTTCATTGAATTGATTCTGCGTAATCGTCCTAACTATAAAGGATCTGGAAATCCAGTTCTTTATACTACAGAAGAGATCTTAACTGATATGCTTCTGTTGAAGGACAAAGTTGGTCGTCGGCTGTATACAACCGAGGCTGAGCTTGCATCCGCCTTGCGGGTAAGTAAGATTGAAACTCCTGAAATTCTGAATACGGTTCAAGATAGTGAAGGTAGAAAGCTTCAGGGTATTCTTGTTAACATGAGAGACTATGTCATTGGTGCCGATAAAGGTGGACAGGTTTCCATGTTTGATGATTTCGATATCGATTACAACCAGTACAAGTATTTAATCGAGACTCGTTGCTCTGGTGCACTGGTACTTCCGAAATCTGCTTTGGTATTCTGGAAGGCACCTGGTACTAAAGCTACTCCGACAGCTCCGACCTTTGTGTCTGCTACTAACAAGTTAACTATTCCGACTGTAACTGGTGTTGGATATTACATTGCTGGTGTTAAGCAGTCTGCTGGAGAACAGACTATTTCTGCTAACACCACTGTAACTGCACAGCCTGAGAATGGTTACTACTTCGAGCCGAACACTGTAACTGAGTGGACCTTTGAGTACAATCCTGGAACTAAGGTTACTCCGACAGCTCCGACCTTTGATGCACCAACTAATACTATAACTATTCCGACCTGCCAGGGTGTTGGTTACTACATCAACGATGTTAAGCAGTCTGCTGGAACAGTTGTAATTAGTGTAGATACTACTGTTGAGGCTGAAGCCGAGACTGGTTACTACCTCGATCCGACTGCTACCACCAGCTGGACTTTCACTTATGTAGCTAACTAAGTAAATGGTGAGGTGAAACTTCAATGGCGAAATTCCTAGCTAAAATCGGCTTCTTTAAACAAGTCGAAACGAGATCAGGTGTCTGGACTGAAGAGATTGTCGAAAGATCTTATTATGGAAACATCGTAAAACAGATGATTCGTCACAAAGAAGGAGAAGGTCTTTTAGATGATCTAACTACCGACAATCGTTTGAGTATTGTGGCCGATCCTTACGCCCAACAGAAGTTTCATGCGATGCGGTATATCGAGTGGATGGGGGCCCGATGGAGGATTACCTCTGTCGAGGTCCAATATCCACGTTTGATCTTAACAGTAGGAGGTGTATACAATGGACCGACGGCTCCAACTCCATAATATTCTTGTGAATATACTAGGGTCATCCAATGTATACTTTCAACCTCCTAGTACAGTTCAGATGAAATACCCGTGTATTGTGTATAGTCGGGAGAAGATCGATGCGAAGTTTGCAGATAACATAATTTATCTTAACAAGAAACGTTATAAAGTTACGGTAATCGATCCAGATCCCGACAGTTCTATTCCTGGTGAAGTAATGAAGTTGCCGTATTGTCAATTCGATAGACATTTCACGGCAAATAAACACAACCATGATGTATTCAATATTTATTATTAAGGAGGAATCGTTAATATGGCTAAAATTGTATGGGATAAAATTGGTGAACGCCTTTATGAGACTGGTGTCGAGCAAGGTGTTCTCTATTTAAGAAATCAGTCTGGTCTGTATCCTAAAGGTGTCGCTTGGAACGGTTTAGTAGGTGTAACTGAATCTCCTTCCGGAGCAGAATTCACACCTCAGTATGCAGATAACATTAAGTATCTTAACATGGTTTCAGCGGAAGAGTTTGGTGCAACAATTGATGCATTCACTTATCCGGATGATTTTGAACAGTGCGATGGTTCTGCAGCATTGGCTACTGGAGTCTATGTTGGTCAGCAGGGAAGAAAGACCTTTGGTCTAGCTTACAAGACCATCCTTGGTAATGATGTAAACGGAAATGACCTTGGCTATAAGCTGCATCTAATTTATGGTGCACAGGCTTCTCCTTCAGAGAAAGGTTATTCCACTATTAATGATAGCCCTGAAGCAATCGTCTTCTCTTGGACTATCTCTACAACTCCTGTAAACGTAACAGGTTTCAAGCCGACAGCATCTCTTGTTATTGATTCTGTCAAAGCTGATGCAACGAAACTTGCAGCTCTTGAAGACATTCTCTATGGTACTGCTTCTGCAGATCCTCGTCTTCCGCTGCCTGATGAAGTTCTCACGTTGTTTGCCGGTGAGACACCTAGTTCATTGACTTTGGTGTCTAGTGTGCCTGCTGATGGTGCAACCGGTGTACTGGCAGATGCTGATATTGTGTTGACTTTCAACAACAGAATTGCTTCTGAAGCCATCACTGTTGCTTCTAGCACTGGTACTATTGTCGAATTCACTAAGTCTTGGGATGCCGATGGCAAAGTGTTGACAATTGATCCTGTTTCATTGTTGACTTCAAACACAACTTACTTGGTAACACTAAACGGTGTTGTCGATATCTACAATCAGGGTCTAACTCTGATGATCATCGACTTCACTACAGCATCTTAACTTGGCCGTCATTCTTACCTCCATTATATAAACCCCTTTCTCTTGGACCCCTGCTACGGTGGGGGTCCTTTTTATTAAATTAAATTTGAAAGGAGAATAACATGCTTAAGAAAACTGTAACTTATACTGATTACAACGGAAATGTGAGGACAGAAGATTTCTACTTCAACCTTACAAAGCCTGAGATTGTTGAAATGGAGTTGTCTGTTGATGGTGGATTAACACAGATGATCAAGAAGATTGTTGGAGAACAAAATAACAGAGAGATTGTTAAAGTATTCAAAGAACTACTTCGTAAAGCTTATGGGGAAAAGTCTGCAGATGGTAAATACTTTGTCAAGAGTGAAGAGCTTACCAACAAGTTTATGCAGACCGAAGCTTACTCAGACATCTTTATGGAGTTGGCTACAAATGCAGAAGCAGCTGCAGCATTCGTAAATGCTTTAGTTCCTCAGACAAGAATGGATGGCGGAACTGTAGAGTTTGCTCCGGATGCTGTTCCCGAACAACAGCAAGTAAACTAGAAAGGGGGAGACCAGAATGTTATTTATAACAGTACCTTCTGTTGAAATGTTTGATGAAAAGACCAACAGGTTCTACAAAACAAAATCACAAGATTTACGGTTAGAGCATTCGCTGGTCTCGATATCAAAATGGGAGGCGAAATGGCAAAAGCCGTTTCTAAGTAAGGATGACAAAACAATTGAAGAGACCCTAGATTACATTCGTTGCATGACATTAACCCAAAATGTACCGCCAGATGTATATACAAGGTTAACAGAGTCAAACATTGAAGAGGTTTCCAAGTATATTAATGCATCAATGACAGCAACAACATTTACCAATAAGAACATGAAACCAAACAGAGAGATATTTACGTCGGAAGTGATATATTATTGGATGATTGCATTCAATATTCCATTTGAATGTCAGAAATGGCATTTAAACAGACTAGTAACATTAATTAACATTTGTAATATTAAGAATCAACCGGCGAAGAGTATGAGTAAGAGGGATATAATGGCAAGAAATAAAGCGCTTAATGCGCAACGAAAAGCACAATTACACACGAAAGGATGATAGCAATGGTGGCATTAGAAAAACCAAGACAGCAACAACATTTGTAATATTAAGAATCAACCGGCGAAGAGTATGAGTAAGAGGGATATAATGGCAAGAAATAAAGCGCTTAATGCGCAACGAAAAGCACAATTACACACGAAAGGATGATAGCAATGGAGGCATTAGAAAAACCAATAATATCTGAAGCAGATAAAAGAGGAGAATTTCCGCCACTAAATGACGAGGAGGCTTTCGATCAATGGCGGACTGCTGTTATAAATCCTAATGATATGGGGTTTATAGGTCAGGAGGTGCGAGTAGATGAATTTAACAATTGAAAAATTACTCACACCATATAACTATTCAAGAAGTGCAGCAGGCGATTTCCGAAAGATTGATTATATAGTCATTCATTACTTCGGAGATTTAGCAACTGCTCGCAATGCGGCAAAATACTTTGCAAGTAGGTACCTTGGTGTCTCTGCTCATTATTGTGTAGATGGTGGGCCAGTAGCATACCAATGTGTTGAAGATAAAAACATAGCATGGCATTGCGGCACAAAAGGGAAAGTTAAGATTAATTGCTTCAATTCAAACAGCATTGGAATTGAAGTTGCTCCACAAAAGATAAATACGAAATCAAGAGATGTTAAAGATTCTGATTGGTACTTTGAGGAACAAACATTAAAGAATTTAATTGAATTGACAGCGTTTCTTATGGATAAACATAACATCGATCAAGATCATGTTGTTCGCCACTTTGATGTGACAGGTAAATGGTGTCCTCGGCCTTTTGTAGGAGAGGACATTAATATGGCAATTCGACTATCGGGTAATAGTGCTTGGAATCTATTCAAAGCTAATCTATTATCCTATAAAAAGGAGAAGACTATGGATGGGAAGAAGATTTATGAAGCTCTAATGGATTATCTGCGTAGTCTGCCAGCATCTGAGTATGCTAAGGAGTCGTGTGCTAAAGGAATAACA